AATACGATATTTAATCGTTTTATATAAATTAAAGTGATATAAGTTTTGCGGAATTCTTATATCACTTATTTTTTATTTTAGGAGGATTAATATGGCAGTAATTAGAGTTGAAAAAACAGAAAATTATACAGTTATGAGTAATTATCATTTTAAAGAAAAAGAAATGAGTTTAAAAGCTAAAGGTTTATTGAGCTTAATGTTATCCTTGCCAGATAATTGGGATTATACAATAGCGGGATTGGTTACAATTTGTAAAGAAAATGAAAGTGCCATAAAATCAGCTTTAGACGAATTAAAGATTTTTCGGATATTTGGAAGTTATTAAAAATATGCCTTCAAACGAAAACGGTGGACGAATAAATTATGAATATATAGTGTATGAGAAACCAATACAAGAAAGTAAAAAACAAGGGGTAGAAAATCTATATGTAGAAAATCAAGAGGTAGAAAATCCTGGACAATTAAATACTAAAAAATTAAATACTAATAATAAAGAAAATATTAATATAGAATATATACTGGAGAAAGAAATTAAAGCCAAAAAATCTAAAGAAGATAAAATATTATTAGAAAATGTAAAATGTATTATAGATTACCTTAACGAAAGTATAGGTTCAAAATATAAATATACAACAAAAGGAACTATTAAAGATATAAAAGCAAGATTTAAAGAAGGATACGAATTAGATGATTTTTATGATGTTATAGATAAAAAAGTAAAAGAATGGCTGAATACAGATATGGAACAGTATTTAAGACCTTCTACATTATTCGGCAATAAATTTGAAAACTATTTTAATCAAAAAAATTATTTTAATGGTAAACCAAAAACTAGTTATAGTTCTAAACCAACTTTTGATAATACAGCAAATCATTTTACTGGAAATAAAAGAATAACAGATGAAGAATTAGATAAAATGACTTTTGATGAAAAAGTAAATTATGTAAGCAATTTACCAGTAGCAGATATGACTCCATATCAAAAACTATTTTTTGAAAATCATTGTTTAGCCAGAGATGAAAATGGAAATTTATTAAAATTTTAAAATTTATTTATAAAGTTTTAATCATTTTTCTATATATTATATGAAAGGTGGTAATAGATATGAAAACAAAAACACAAATAGTTAGAGAATATTTAGAAGCAGGAAATTATATATCAGATAAGAAAGCAGCTGAATTATGTCAAAGTTATAGATTAAGTTCAATAATTTATGAATTAAGACATACACATGACTTAAATGTACAAGATAGATGGATAGAAAATGAAAATACAGGTAATAGATATAAAGAATATTATCTAGTTAAATAATAACTTGAAAGGACTAAAGAATGGACAATAAATATTGTTGGTATCAAAAGACTTGCAATAATTATAAAGAAAATTGCAATAATAATTGTGTAAGATTTAATGAAATGCAATATTTAATGGAATCAGCAAATATACCAAAAGGAAATCAATTTAGAAATAAATTAATACCTAGTCCAATAGATGTAGAAAATTTTAAATTTTTAAATGAAATAAAAAAAGATGTAGTAAACTTTATAACAAATGGAGAAAATTTATATATATTTAGTAGTAAACTTGGTAATGGAAAAACAACTTGGTCAATTAAAATTATGCAAGCATATTTTAATAAAATATGGGCAGGAAATGGATTTAAACAAAGAGGTTTGTTTGTTCATGTTCCTTCCTTTTTAACAAAATTTAAAGAGATTATAAATAAAAAAGATGAATCTTTTGAAAAATTAAAAGAACAATTAATACAAGTTGATTTAGTAATATGGGATGATATTGCTGCTGGAAAATTAAGTGATTATGACCATACAAATTTATTAACTTATATAGACCAAAGAATTTTAAGTGGTAGGAGTAACATATATACAGGTAATTTAAGTGAAGAAGAATTGAAAGAAGCTTTAGGAAATAGATTAACAAGTAGAATATGGCATAATTCAACCGTAGTTGAATTGCTAGGTACTGATAGGAGAGGAATATAATGACTGATGTTGATTTCTATTTATATGACCTAAAAACAAAATTTGATAAAATAGATTTTGAAAAATATTATCTATCATATAGTGGTGGTAAAGATAGTCATTTTCTTTATTGGTTTATTAAGGAATATTTAAAAGATAGTAAAATCAAAATTGTAGGAATAAATACATATATGGAACACCCAGAAATAAGAAAAAGAATATATGATAATTGCGATATAGTTTTATTACCAACAAAAAAACCTTTTGAGATTAAAGAAGAATATGGGATACCTTGTTTTAGTAAAGAACAGGATTATTATATTTATTATTATCAAAAAGCTATTAGAGAAAATAAAGCCGTTCCAAAATCAATATTACCTAAAATAAATAGAACAACTAATTTTGCATTATCTAAAAAAGCGAGTAATTATGTATTAAGTGGGAATGCTCACAAAATAACTCATCTATGTTGTCATTATTTGAAAAAAGAACCTGCTAGAAAGTTTGAAAAAGAGACGGGGTTAAAGCCTATATTGGGGATAAGAGGTAATGAGAGTGGGTTACGAAAAAATCAATATCGAAGTTGTTTTACAAAAGACAAAAAATTTACACCACTCTGGGATTTAACCGATGAAATGTTGAATAAAATATATGAACAATATAATATTGAAATACCTAAAGTATATAATTATGTGAAAAGAACTGGTTGTATGGGTTGTCCTTATGGTAGTTATAAACATGATGTAGAAAAAGAATTATACTTATTGAATCCAAACCAAAAAGAATTTGTATGTAATTATTTTAAGGAGAGTTATGATATTTTAGGAATAAAATATAAAAATTTACTGTTTTAGAGGTAATTATCATGGTTGTTTTGCAGTCAATTAACAAAATTTTAAAGACAGGTAATTTTGATTTAGTATTAAATAATAATCTATCAAAAGAAATGTTTTTACAATATGAAGATGAATTTGAGTATATAAATAATTTTTATAAGAAATATGGTAAAGTTCCAGATAAAGAAACCTTTCTTGAACAATTTCCCGATTTTAATTTAGTTGAAGTATCTGAAAGTGATAAATATTTAATTGATAAAATAAATGAAGAATATTTATATTATAAAACGGTTCCAGTAGTACAAAATGTTGCAGAAAAATTAAAATCAAATAGTGAGGAAGCAGTTGAATACTTATTACAAGAAATTCCAAAATTAACTAATTTACAGAAAAGTGAAGGAATTGATATAGTACAAAATGCGGAACAAAGGTATAATGAATATCAGGAAAAATTAAAAGGAAAAGATTTGCAATATATAACAACAGGATTTGAAGAATTAGATAGTATATTTAAAGGATTTAGTAGGCGGAGAAGAATTAGTTGTATTATTTGCAAGAATAGGTCAAGGAAAGTCTTGGATATTAAATAAAATGTTATCACATAGTTGGCAAATTGGATATAATGTAGGATTAATAAGTCCTGAAATGTCAGCAACTAAAATAGGATACAGATTTGACACTTTAGTAAATCATTTTAGCAATAAGAATTTAGTTTGGCGGACAAAATCAAATAGGTTATGAAGATTATATAAAATCCTTAAAGGAAAATAAAAATAAGTTTATAGTAACTATTCCTCAAGACTTCAATAAAAAGATAACTGTTAGCAAAATTAAAAATTTTGTTCAGAAAAATAAAATAGATATACTCGGAATAGATGGAATAACATATTTAACAGATGAAAGATATAATAAAGGTGATACCAGAACTACAATGCTAACAAATATCAGTGAAGATTTAATGAGTTTATCTATTGAATTAAAAATACCTATTTTAGTAGTAGTGCAAAGTAATAGAAGTGGTGTAAATAAAGATAGCGAAGAAACACCGGATTTGGAGAATATAAAAGACAGTGACGGTATCGCAGCAAATGCTACAAAAGTTTTAGCAATAAAACAAAAAGTAAGTGATAATATATTACAATTATCTGTAAGAAAACATAGAGATGGTAAGACAGGACAAACTTTATTATATCAATTTGATTTTGATACTGGAAATTTTACATACATACCAAGTAATGATGATGGATTAGAGCCTAAACAAAGAAAAGAAAAAATAAATAAGATTAAAAAGGAGTATAAAGACGATGAAGATGTATTCTAATGAAGAAATTCATAAATTTAGTAAATCTCAATTAGATTATTTGTTTATTTGTTTACAAGAAGATTATAAGGAATTACAAAATGAGTATGAGAATTTGCAAGAAGATAACGATTATCTTAATGAAGAAAAATATGATTTAGAGGATGAGATAGAAAATTTAGAAGGTCAAATTGAATTATATAACAATTTAGTGGATATGAATTATTTAAAAGAAAAATTAGAATTTTATGGATTTAAAACGGAAGAATTATGGGATTTTTTAGATTTATATATGAAGTGGTATAATAATTAAAAATTAAAGGGGTGAAATAAAAATGATATTAGCCTATGCCTATATAGCAGGAATTGTAAGTGGATTACCTTTAGGAATAATTATAGCAGCATTATTATTTGCTGCCAACGATGAGGAGGAATAAGTAAATGAGTAAAATGGATTACAAAGAACTAGCAAAAAGATTAGTTATAAGAGGAATAAGAGGATATAAACAAAGATTTATAGAAGAAGAGGATTTATTAAGTAGAGAAGATAAAAGGCGAGTATTAGAGGAAATAGACAGAATAATAGAACAAATAAAAGAAGATAAGTTTTATAAAAGAAAAGCAGAAGCATTACAAAGAAGAATAGATATGATAAGCAGTTTAGATGATTGCAATGAAGAATTTGAGTTATGAGGTGGAATAAAACAATGTTAAGTGATGAAGAAAAGAAAGCAATCGAAAGAATAGAAGATTTTTTAACAACAAATATAATTGTATCTATTTCAAATGATGAAACAGCAAACAGTGAAGAATTAAAAGTATTTATTAGTAAAAATGAATATTTAGCAATTGAATTTATAGCAAGTATGTTTTTAAAACAATCTAAAGAAATAGAAGAATTAAAAAACTCAGATTTAACAACAGTTTATTTAAACGGATTTTATGATGGAGAAAAGAAAGTAAAAGACAAAATAAAAGCAAAAATAGAAGAAGTAAAAGATGGAACTTTTGATGCTAAAATAGTTTTACTATCACTTTTAGAAAAGGAGTAGATATATGGATATAGATGAAAACACTTTTAAAGAATTTATTTGTACAATAATTGCTTGTATTATTTTATTACCGTTTTTTATAATAGATTTTACAGATTTTGTTTTAAAAAAAATTGAAGAAACTTTTGGAGGATTAATCTAATGGAATATATGAGAAAAATATTGATTAAATTTATAGCTTTTGCTTTAGGATATATTATAGGTACAATTTTATGGAAAGCTTTATTAAAAATAAGAAGGAAGAAAAGGATGAAAACTAATTTAAAAATAGGACAAGAAGTAAAAGACCAAGACGGGGATATAGCAATAATAACAGGCATATACGAAAGAGATGAGGCTCCTAATGAAATTTTAATACATTTAGAAGAATTAGATATAGATATTATGGAATATGAATGTAATTTAGAGGTGATAAAATAATGAAAGATGAAGAGAATAATGTAATAGAATTATTAAAGAATATTGATAAGCAAAAATGTATGATGCTTGAATGTCCAGTTGTTAAAAATAATATTACAAGACAATTAAAAATAATTGAATTAAATAAGTTGAATAGAAAGTTAGAGCAAATAATAGATAAAATGGCAGAAAAATTAACAACACCTATTCATAGTAAAGAATGGGTAATAACATATTTTAAAGGGTTGGAGGATTAGAGTTATGGAAGAAAAAGATTATTTAAGAATGTTTGATACAAATGAATTAAATAGACTTCAAAGATGTGCTAAAAATAAAGATAAAAAAGAAATAATAAAATGGGGAAAAGAATTTGAAGATAGACTAAACAAAAAATATTATGAAATTTATAAAAAGCAATATATGATATGGCTAGAAGAAACCTTCAAAGATTTGGATATAGCATTAATGTATACATTACATTTCAATGAATATACTAAATTTGGAAATAAAAGATTAAGAAGTGTAATGAATGATTTAGGAGTAACCTTGAAAGGATTTTACAAAGGTGAATTTAAAAGAGAAGATTATATCAAAATGCTAAAAGATGACGGAATAAAGATGTTGGAGGTTGAATGTTGAAAAATCAAGAATGTAAAATAAAATATGTTGATTTAGAGCCAGAGATTAAAATAAAATATGCAAGTTTAGAAGTAACAAAAGATGGAAAAATAAAATGGAATAGACCAAAAGGAAAAGAAGAAACAGAAAAAGCAAGTCAAGAATATGTTGAAAGGTAGGTAAAATAATGAATGATAAACAAATTGTAGAATATTGTAGAAAATTAGTAAGAGCTAATTTGGAACAATATGTAGATGAAGATAGTGCTTTTATTATATCAACTATTTATAATTTAGAAAATGATAAAACCAATAAAGAATTATTAGAACATTGTTATGGATTAAAAGAATTGTTTGAAAAATGTATTGAGATATTGGAGAAGAAAAGAGGAAATAAATAAATGCAGTTATTTGAGGATTTGGTGAAATGTAAGAATTGTATGAATAATATAAATAATGGATGTATTTTATATAAAGGTAAAGATGTAACTATAAAAGATACAGGTTGCTATGTTGGAATAGATAAAAATAACAAGCAAAAATTATGTTTAGATGTAAAGGAAATTATAAATGATAAAAATAAATGATACTTTATATGAATTAAACTTAATAGATATAATAAGAGAATTAAAACTTCAACTTGAAATAAATGAAATATATTTATTTAATCAAATAAAAGAATTACCAGATGATTTAATGGTTAGTTGCCCATTTCATAAAAATGGACAAGAAAGAAAAGCTAGTTGTGGAATAAGAAAAGAAGATGGATGGGTTCATTGTTTTAGTTGTGGTGAAAGTTGTTCTTTAGAACAAATGATTAGTAGATGTTTTAATGTAAATGATTTTGGACAATATGGTTTAAATTGGTTAAAAAACAATTTTTTAGGTGACATTTTAGCAGATAGGAAACTTTATATTAATCTAGATAGAAAATCCGTTAAAACGGATTCTAATAAGAATTACATAGATGAAAAAGAGTTAGTTAATTATAGATATATACATCCTTATATGTATGAGAGAAAAATGACTGATGAAGTTATTGAAATATTTGATATTGGCTATGATAAAAATACTAATTGTATTACATTTCCAATAAGAGATAAAAATGGAAATTGTTTATTTGTAGCTAGAAGAAGTGTAAATTCAAAATGGTTTAATTATCCAAATAATGTAGAAAAACCTATTTATGGTATCTATGAATTATATCAATTAAAAGAATTTCCGAAAGAAATATATATTTGTGAAAGTATGATAGATGCAATTACTTTATGGACTCATAATAAATATGCTATTGCTTTAAACGGATTGGGTACAAAAAATCAGTATGAACAATTAAATAAATTACCTTGTAGAAAATTTATACTTGCAACAGATAATGATATAGCTGGTATGGCAGCTAGATTTAGATTAAGGGATAATATTAAAAATAAATTGATAACACAAATACAATTACCTGAACGGAAGAAAAGATATAAATGAGTGTACTTATGAAGAAATTGAAAATTTTTTAGAAATTTTCTGAAAAAGTACTTGACTTTTTTATTATAATATATTATTATAAATTTGCAAATGAAAAAGAAAGGTGGTAATTATTATGAGAGAAACTTTAAGAATGATGAAAAGTATTATTACAGGAAAGGAGAAACAAAGGATAGAAATTGATTTAATAAAAGAATATCAAGATTCATTAACTCCAAATATACTAGCTTATATGTTTGTATCTAATTTTGGAATTATAACTAATATTTCAAATAACTGGTTAAAATTAGATGATGCAGATAAAGCTAGTTTTTGTTTACAGGAATTAGATAAAGCCCTTCGTACATATAAATTAGATTCTAATATTAAATTTATAACTTATTTTAGAAAATTATATATTAATAGATTAAGAACTGAAACAGAAGCTATTAATACTAATAAAAGAAAAATTCATTTATATTTTAATGAATTAAAAGAAGAAGATATTGATTCTAATTTAGTTGTAGAGGATATAAATTTAATATTAGATAATTATCAATTAGATAAGGAAGAAAGAGCACAATGTTTATTATTAAATCAAGGATATAAAATAAAGGAAATTGCAATTATGATGCATAAAAGTATTTCAAGAATATATCAAATAAATAATGAAATTAGAAGAAAATTTACATTATCAGTATAAAATTAGATATAAAATTCTATATATTATATAGAGGAGGCAGATATGCAAAGATTATTACAAAAACTATCTATTTGGTTATTTAGAAAATCTTTTGATTTATCTAATACTAAAACTAAAACAAGGAAAGGAGGAAGCAATAGTGGAAATATTAAAAATATCAAATAAATCAAATCCAAACTCCGTAGCAGGAGCAGTTTCAGCAATAATTAAAGAACGTGGAAAAGTTGAAATGCAAGCAATTGGAGCCGGAGCATTAAATCAAGCAATTAAATCAATAGCAATAGCTAGAGGATTTTTGGCTCCTATGGGAATAGATTTAGTATGTGTACCAGCATTTACTGAAGTTACTGTTGAAGGAACAGATAGAACTGGAATAAAATTAATTGTAAAAGGAGAGTAAAGATAAAAAGTGAGTAATTTTTGTGTTTATAAACATACAAGTCCAAAAGGAAAAGTTTATATTGGAATTACAAGTCAAAAACCTAAGGATAGATGGTATAATGGAGATGGATATAGTAGACAAAAATTATTTTACAGAGCTATACAAAAATATGGTTGGAATAATTTTACTCATGAAATTTTATTTGAAAATTTAAGTAAAGAAGAAGCTGGTAGAAAAGAACAAGAATTAATTAGTAAATATAAAGCTAATAATTCTAAATTTGGTTATAATTTAACCAATGGAGGGGAAGGTCCAATAGGTTATCATCATACAGAAGAAGCTAAAGAAAGAATTGGTTTTGCCTCTAGAGGGAATAAATATGCTTTAGGTAGAATTAGAACTGAGGAATTTAAACAAAACTTAAGAGAAAAACTAATTGGAAAAAAAAATAAAATCAAAAGAATCTATTTCCAAATGGAAAGAAAGTCGAAAAGGTTTTAAACATAGTATAGAAACTAAAATTAAAATTGGAGAAAGTCAAAAAGGTAATAAAAATATGTTAGGTAAACATCATACTGAAGAAACTAAACGAAAGATAAGTGAGCATAGAAAAGGCAAACTAATTTCTGAAGAAACAAGAAAAAAATTAAGTGAAGCTGCTAAAAGGCAGTGGGAAAGACAAAGATTAAATTTATTAAATAAGGAGGAAATTTAAAATGGCAAGATTTTCATTTAGTGAGGCAGAAAACTACGGTGGTGGAAGCAATAAATTTTTTGGATTGAAAGATGATAAAGATACAGCAGTTATAAGATTTCTTTATAATAATATGAATGATATACAAGGAGTAAGTGTTCATACAGTAAAAGTTGATAATAATAATGTTGATGTTGAATGTTTAAGAGCTTATAATGAACCAGTAGAAA